GGAAGGATAGTGCAATTTTATCCAAATCTAAATTCTTTACCGAAAAAGATATGGTGCCGACAGATGTACCAATGATTAATGTGGCATTATCTGGAAAGTTGGATGGTGGTATAATTCCAGGATTGACAATGTGGGCTGGGCCGTCAAAGCATTTCAAAACGGCTTTTAGTTTGCTGATGGCAAAAGCTTACATGGACAAATACCCTGAAGCTATTCTTTTGTTTTATGATTCAGAGTTTGGTACACCAATCAAATACTTTGAAACATTTCAAATTGATATGAATCGTGTTTTACACACACCACTAACAGATATTGAACAATTAAAATTTGATATTATGCAACAGTTAAAAGAAATTAACCGTGGTGATAAGTTGTTTATTATTCTAGATTCTATTGGTAATTTGGCATCAAAGAAAGAAGTGGAAGATGCACTTGAGGGTAAATCTGTTGCAGATATGAGCCGTGCGAAACAAGTCAAGTCTTTATTCCGCATGGTAACGCCACACTTGAATATCAAAGACATTTCTATGGTTGTTGTCAATCACACCTATAAAGAAATTGGTATGTTTCCAAAAGATATCGTTGGTGGCGGCACAGGAAGTTATTATTCCGCTGATAACATATATATTATTGGGCGACAACAAGATAAAGATGATAAAACCAAAGAAATCCAAGGTTATGACTTTATCATAAATGTAGAGAAATCAAGGTATGTTAAAGAAAAATCTAAAATTCCTATTACAGTGTCTTTTAATGGCGGCATTAGCCGTTGGTCAGGCTTACTTAATATTGCTATTGAGTCCGGACATATCATCAAGCCTTCAAACGGATGGTTTTCCAAGGTCAAACAAGATACTGGCGAAGTAGAAGATAAAAAGTATCGTGAAAAAGAAACAGACACTAAAGAATTTTGGGATTCAATTTTAAATGATCCAAGCTTCTCAGAATTTGTAATCAAAAAATATGGAATTGCATATGGCAACATTATGGGAGAAAATAGTCCAACTTTGCTTTTGGAAGAAGAAGATGCCTAAAGAAGGTAAAGATTATAAATTCATTGATTTTACTGATTCGGAATTAACCGGCATAATGATTTTAAAAGGTGATTATGCCGGTGTAGTATACCATTATGGAAAAGTTAGAGTTAAGGAACAAGGTGCTTTAGCTACTTTACAATTCGGTTATACTATTGTAAATTCAGGTAAACACGACATAGACCTATTGCAAAAAGATGAAGAATTTAGTACAATGATGGGTGACATACTTACTGAAATTTTATTAAAGCATGATAATGAAAAGATTAGAAACCACGATCCTGAAGAATTTGATCTACAATGAAGAATATGCTCGCAAGGTTGTACCATTCATTAGGCAAGACTATTTTTCAGATCAAACAGAAAGAAATGTATTTAAAGAAATATCTGATTTCACAAATAAATATAAAACACTACCAACACACGAAGCTCTAGTAATTAATTTCACCGAAAGTAAATCGCTTACTGAACCAGAAGTTCGTAATGCGGTTAATCTTTTGAATCAAATACATGATGACAAAGACCCAAGTGAACAACAATGGCTGACCGAGCAAACAGAAAAGTTTTGTCAAGATAAAGCCATTTACAATGCCATCATGGAATCTGTTTCAATCCTTGATGACAAAACACATAACAAATCCAAAGGTGAAATTCCAAAATTATTGAGTGATGCACTTGGCGTATCATTTGATAGTTCCGTTGGCCATGATTACATGAATGATTCTGATTCACGGTATGATTTCTATCACCGTGTTGAGTCTCGCATTCGTTTTGATCTTGACCTGTTCAATAAGATTACAAAGGGTGGTTTTCCAGTCAAGACTTTGAATATCGCATTGGCTGGAACTGGTGTTGGTAAATCCTTGTTCATGTGCCATTGTTCTGCTGCCGCTTTAAGTCAAGGTAAGAATGTTTTGTATATCACAATGGAAATGGCAGAAGAAAAGATTGCTGAACGTATTGATGCAAACTTATTGAATGTTGACCTGAATGAATTGCAAACATTGACTCGTGAAGATTACCTGCGTAAGTTTGATGTTCTAAAAGATAAGACACAAGGCAAACTAATTATCAAGGAGTATCCAACAGCATCTGCTCATGCAGGACACTTCCGTTCTTTGTTGAATGAATTGAAGTTGAAGAAGAACTTTGTTCCAGATATTATCTTTATTGATTACCTAAACATCTGTTGTTCAAGTAGAATTAAGATGGGTGCTACAGTAAACTCATATTCTTATATTAAATCTATTGCTGAAGAATTAAGAGGTTTGGCTGTTGAGTTTGGTGTTCCAGTTGTTAGTGCTACTCAAACAACCCGTAGTGGTTTTAGTAACACCGATGTTGGCCTGGAAGATACTTCTGAGTCATTTGGTTTGCCTGCAACGGCTGACTTTATGTTTGCTTTGATTAGTACAGAGGAACTTGAGCAATTGAACCAGATTATGGTTAAACAGTTGAAGAATCGTTATGGTGATCCAAACCTGTATAAACGATTTGTTGTCGGTGTTGATAGATCCAAGATGCGGTTGTATGATGCAGAACCATCTGCTCAGGCTGGTATCATAGACACTGGTGTGCCTGATGATGATAAACCACTGAACACCTTTGGCAATAGAGAGCGAAGATTTAATTCTAAATTTGAGGGTGTTAAAACATGAAGTATAAAGCCCTCTACAAAAAAATGCATTCGTTTTCTCCAAAAATTGTTGGTGAAAAAACTGTGAGACAAATAATGTATTGGGCTCGTAGAATGATGAGTGAACATAATGTACAGGTTAATAAAATTATTGATAGTAGTAATGTTGCATTAAGTGGATATACTATTGGAGGTTTCTTTAACCCCATAAAACAATTTGGTGAAAGTGACATTGAATTGTATATTGTGTTTAATGAAAATGATAAAGACAAAATGTTTATTATTAATCCATTAGCAGCACAATTTATCATTGACGAAATGTTTAAGACATATGTACATGAGAAACGACACCGATATCAATTTAGGAAAAAAGGTAAGGCCAATGTTAGACGCTACAAATCTTCAGTTGCGGATTTGGATTTGAAATATGATATGGAATATTATGGCGATGCAGATGAAATTGATGCCTATGCTCAAGAGGCAGTAATTGAAATGCGCCTCATTGGATATTCTGCCTCTATGGAAAAGTACCAAGAATTGTTTGCAAAAAATGATCCGGTAGTGTATAATAGGTTCTTAAAGAAGTGCTACAAATTTGAAGATAAAATATCCTTATGAGTTTAAATAGAGAACAAGCACTATATGTTGCCCAAGTATTTGAAAATTATTTTGGCAACTTTAATCGCATTGATGAGTATATGCGTGAGCAGAAAATGAATTCTTTGGCTGAAAGGCCATTCTCATTGCCAGGATGTGGACCAGAAGATGAATTGTTTTCTGACTTCACAATGGCACCTGAAGATATGGAATTTGAAATAGTTAAGTTGCCTTCTGACCGTTGGCAACTATACCTAGATATCATTTCTTCCCATAATAATCTATCAAGTCCCGGCAGAAACATCAAGTTGGCTGTGCTTGAGAAAAAGACTAATAAGTGGGTCGGGTTCATACGGATAGGGTCTCCAACGATTATGATGAAGCCTCGTAATGAGTTACTAGGCTGTGTGATTACAAACGAAACGGCAACGACCAAATCGTTTAATAACGCATCTGCCATGGGTTTTGTTATTGTACCTGCACAACCATTTGGGTATAATTACCTTGGTGGTAAACTGTTGGCGGCAATCTGTTGTTCACATGAAGTCCGTGAAATGATTAATGCTAAGTATGGCATGAATATGTGCTTGTTTGAAACAACCAGTTTGTATGGCACATCAAAGGCTATTTCACAGTATGATGGTATGAAACCATACCTAAGATTTAAAGGTGTGACCGAATCTGATTTCTTACCAATGATGCATGGAAAACCATATGATGACCTAAAAGATTATGTGGAAAAAATCAATGGTGGTTCATTTGTTCCTGAAGATGCATCAAGTCGTAAGTTAAAGATATCAAGTACAATTGTTGCAATGACCAAAGCCGCCTTGAAACCACATAAAGAAGATTATGATAGGTTCATGGCAACCATTACAAAGGCCAAGGCCTTGACTGAACAGAAACGGTACTATGTCTCTGATTATGGTATTGCTAATTTCAAAGATATTGTTCTTGGAAAGACAGATAAGATTGTTAAGAATGATAACTATGATAAACACTATTTGGCTAACATTACAGACTGGTGGAAGAACAAAGCAAGCAACAGATTTATATCACTCAAGAATGAAAACCGAGTGAGAACAGAAATAGAGGTTTGGACTAGTGGTAAAGAGATTGACATAATTCGGTAGTTGTGATAGTATAAATACTCCAATAAACAACGGAGTATTAAATGGCAGAAGGAATATCAGGAGCCGGCGCAGAAATAACAGCATTAGCTGAAAGCCTTCAAGCATATGCTTGTGCAACAAGGCAATTTATTGGCAAAGACCTTACTGACATATCTCAAGTAACTTCTAAAACTATTAAAGACGCCGAATGTGACAGAACATTAGAAAAATGTTTAAATGGATTAGATGCAAATTGGATTATAAGTATTATTAAAACCGCAAATCAAATATTTGTAGATATTCCTGAAGCAAAAGTGGGAAATAGATATAAATTTTATAGAGGCGGAAAATTTGTAGATTCCATATATAATGAGTGGT